CGGCTTCGCCACTTGGACGGTGCGAACGTCAACGCGAAGCTGCCCGCTGCCGATGATGGCGCGGGCGGCGGGGGCGAAGGTGCCGGGGACGCGGAGGGAGACCTGCCTGCAGGCGGGGCTCTGGCGAATGGCACGCAGGCCGGGCTGACGGAGGCGAAGCTTCGCTCGGCCGAGCTCGACGTCAAACGCAAGCAGCTCGAATACGAGAAAGAGCTCGGCAAGCTGGTCGACAAGGAGACGCTCCTCCAGCAGGTGAGCGAGGATCTACAGCTCTTCTTTGAAGGCGTGCGCAGTGCCGGACGCAATCTGGCCGAGCGGCTCGCACATGACGAGCTGATCGGCGCCGAGCATACCGACGCGGTTGCCCGCACCTTGGCCGATGAGCTCGGCAAGCTGATCGATGATTGGCGCCGCACCCTGCAGGAAGAGGCGGACGGCGACGATGCTGGATGAGGCGCTTGCGGAAGAGCTGAAGGCAGCTGCGCGATGGTCCGCACGCCGTGCGCTCCTCGAAGCGTCGCGGCGGCCGGCACCGGTATCGGTCGCGCCCTGGGTCACAAAGAACCTGCGTGTGCCGGACGGTCCGCATGAAGGCAAGCTCTACCAGTCGAGTGAGACGCCGTACCTGACGGAGATACTTGAGTGCCTTTCGGATGAGCACCCGTGCAACCGGGTGTCGGTGCGGAAGTCCGCGCAGCTGGGTTACACACTGTGCCTGATGGGCTGGGTGGGCGCGGTCATCGCACAGCGCGGCGCGCGCTCGATGATCGTCATGCCGACAATCAGTGCAGCGGGCGACTTCGTAGACGAGAAACTTGCGCCGCTGATCGAGCGCACCCGCCCGCTTTATGCGCGTGTGCTGCCGACAAAGCAGAAGTCGGGCGAGGGCTCGACCAGGCTGGTCAAGAAATACCCGGGCGGCTCGTGCCGCATCACGGGCGCGAACTCCTCGGCGGATCTGCGCTCGAAGACGGTGCAGTACATCGCCGCCGACGAGATCGACGAATGGCCGCTTGATCTCGGCGAGCAAGGCGACCCGATGGCCATGGTGGATGCGCGGCAATTCGCGTTCCACGTCTCGGGCAACTACAAGAAGCTGGAAGGCTCGACGCCCACGATCAAAGGGCAGAGCCGGATCGATGCCTCGTTCGAGGACGGCGACCAGCGTTACTACGAGGTGCCGCGCCCGCATTGCGGTCAGCACCAGGCGCTGGAATGGGAGCGGCTTCACTATAGTGAGACCTACCCGCACAAGGCGGAATATCAGTGCGTCGAGTGCGGCGTGCTGATCGGTCATCATGAGAAGATGCGCATGCTGCGTGCGGGCCGCTGGGTCGCGCGCAACCCGGGACTGGGGCGGCATCCCTCGTTCCATCTGAACGCGCTATATTCGCCATTCACCACATGGGACCGGATGGTCGAGGCCTACCTCGCGGCGAAGGATGACCCGCTGCGGTTCAAAAGTTGGTGGAACCTTTGGAAGGGCGAAAGCTTCGAGATCAAGGGTGAAGCGCCTGGCTGGAAGGAACTGAAGGACCGGGCCGACACGCTGCGGCTTTACGAGCTCGGTGAGGTGCCGGATGAGGCGCTCTTCCTCACGGCTGGCGTTGACGTCCAGCAGAACCGCCTCGAGGCGGTTGTGCGCGGCTGGGGTGTGGGCGGCACGAGCTTCGTGATCGACCGCATCATTCTGATGGGCGAGACGAACAGCCTCGATGTGTGGATTGAGCTGACCGAAGTCTGGCAGCGGATCTACCGAACGAAGTCGGGCTTTGAGCGGCGCATCGAGATGATGGCCGTCGATGCCGGCTTCCGCCCGCAGATGGTGTTCAACTGGGTGCGCGGCAAAGAGGCAGCGCCCAAGGGCATGCCCCGCGCCATGGCGGTGAAGGGGGAGTCCAGGCGGACTGACTGGGTGCTGGGCGGCGCGAAGAAAGCCAGCTTCTCGCTCCGTGCGAAAGAGGGCGCGGCCAAAGACAAGCGCGGCTCTGTCATGCGCTGGGCGCTCGGCTCCTTTGCCGGGAAGGTCCATCTCTACGGCCAGCTCGCGCTCTCCGGGCCGAACGATGCGGGCCAGTTCCCGGTTGGGTTCGTTCACTTCCCGGCGGGCATGTCGGATGATGTCTATCAGCAGGCGGTGTCCGAAAAGCTGGTGCCGGTGCCGAAGCGCTCCGGCCTGGTCGAATATGAATGGCGCTTGCCCGCGCATACGCGGAACGAAGTACTCGACTGCCTCGTCATGAGCCATGCGGCGGCGGAAGCGCTGGGCATGAACCGCATGGGGCCGCAACATTGGGAGGCCCTGGCCGAAGAGCGCACGGCGTGCGCACCGGAGAAAGGCCAGCTCGACATGCTCTCCGCGGTCATCGCGCCGGCGGACAGTGATGAGGAGAAGCCGCGCAGCCGGTTCAATCCGGCCTCGCTCGCTTCGCTCAACAAGGACGATTGATCTTAGATTCCGTGCGAAAGCCGGTGATGAAGTGCCTGCGCAGGGAAACAGCGCGCGCAGGTATGGAGCCGGTGAGTAGGCTCGCCGCCGGGCGAACGGCGGCTGCAACGTCTGAGGAATGGACGTGACACCCCGGAGAGACGGGGAAGCTGTCTCAGCGGTGAGAGCATGGGCGCCTCGCTCCTCCAGGGTCAGGCCAGCCGACGGGCTGGCCGTCCATGCTCTCTCCGGTGCGGCAGGCTCGAATGAGCGCGAAACAGCAGCGCGGGATACTTAGTAGGCTTTGCTTGTGAACGGACGGGCTTCGGCAGCTAGTAGCAAGCATCGCGGTGGCTGGTCCTCGGAAGGCCCGCCAGTCCGCACCGACAGAATTCATGTGGGGTGGAGCAGTTGGTAGCTCGGCGGTCTCATAAGCCGCAGGTCGCCGGTTCGAGTCCGGCCCCCGCAACCAGATCCGCGTAAGCGGATACCTCGCGGTCGGTGGCCATGCCGGCGGCAAGCCCTTCCTGGGCGTTTCCTCCCTAAACTGCGGGGCCCGTCCCATATCCGGGCCCCGCTTCTTTTGGAGCCGAGTATGACGGACAAGGCGACATTGAAGGCACGGCTCGAGGCGCTGGAAGATGCACGCCTGCAGCTTGCCATGGGCAAGTCGCGCGCATCCGTCAGTTATGACGGCAAGTCCGTTTCCTACACCAAGGCGGATGCCGGTCAGATTATCGGCATGATCCAAGAGATCAAGATGCAGCTCGGCATCTCGGGTCGCCGTGCGTTCCCGGTGAGGATGCAATGACGAAGCCGGTCCTAATCGACACGCGCGGCAATCCGCTGCCGAAGGCTGAGGCCGGGCGTCCCGTGCCGTCTTACGAGGCGGGCGATCCGCTCTCTGCGGAGCTGTCAGGCTGGCACCCGTCTCTTTGGTCGGCGGATGCTGAATGGCTATCCGAGCGCAATAGCGTCATCGCCCGTATCCGTGACCTGGTACGTAATAATGGCTGGGCCGCAGGCGCGGTGCGACGCGAATGCGAAAGCGTTATCGGCGCGCAGCTGCGCCTGAACTACAAGCCGAACTATCACGCGCTCGGGCTTGACGCTGAATGGGCGGCGGAGTTTGCGCAGCAGGTTGAGGCGAAGTGGCAGGAGTATAATCAGGATCCCGGCTTTGCCGCTGATGCGGAACGGCACAACACGGTGGCCGGGCTAATGGGTCTGGCCTACCGGCATTATGTGATCGACGGTGACGCTTTCGCTGTTCTTCTCTGGCGGCCGGAGCGGCTTGCAAAATACAGCACAGTCATTCAGGTGATCGACCCTGACCGCCTCTCCAATCCGTTCGACGCTGCTGACCAGGATCGGTTTCGCGGCGGCGTGGAGATTGATGAAGACAACGCCGCCGTCGCCTATCACATCCGCAAGCGCCACCCCTTCGATGTGGGTTGGGGTACAGCGCATGCTTTCGAGTGGGAGCGGGTGGAACGTGAGACCTGGTGGGGCCGCCCCGTCGCGGTTCATTACTTCGACAAGGAGCGGGCGGGCCAGACGCGCGGCTCGTCCAGGCTCGCCTCGATTGTCGAACCGTTGAAGATGGATCATGGCCTGGGCAAGGCCACGCTCGGCGCGGCGGTGCTGAATGCCATTCTCGCGGCCTTCATTGAAAGCCCCTTCGATCCGGCGATGGTCGAGGAGGGGTTTATGACGCAAGGCGGGCTTGAGAAGTATCAAGCAGATCGCACAGCGTTTCACCGTGATAGCCGGCTTTCTCTGGGCGGGGTGCGGATCAAGCATCTTTTCCCTGGCGAAAAGTTCAGCATGAACAACGTGACGCAGCCCAGCGGCAACTTCGAACCGTTCGAGCTGTCGGTGCTGCGCAAGGTCGCTTCCGGCGCTGGCATGTCCTACGAGCAGCTCACGCAGGACTGGTCGAAGACGAACTATTCTTCCGCCCGCGCGGCGCTGCTGGAAACATGGCGCGGCTTCACGGCACGGCGCACCAGCTTCACGCAGCGCTTCTGCACGCCCATCTTCGGCGCCTGGTTTGAAGAGGCTATCGATCTTGGCGAGATCGAGCTGCCCGAAGGCGCGCCGGACTTCTATGAAGCCCGCGCCGCCTGGACGCGTTGCAGCTGGATCGGCCCGGCCCGTGGTTGGGTGGACCCGGTGAAAGAAGCGCAGGCCGCCTCGATGCGCATCGAGGGTGGGCTTTCCACTCTGCAGCAGGAATGCGCAGAGCAGGGGCTCGACTGGGAAGAGGTGCTCGACCAGCAGGCGCGGGAACGCGAAGCGCGGAAGCGCCTTGGCCTGCCGGAACCTGTCACGAAAAACGGCAAGCCGGTAGATGAGCCGGATGACCGCCGTCCCGATGAACGCGGAGGAGATGCCAATGCTTGAGGCCGCGCTTCAAGATTACCGGCCCTGGGCCATCCGCCCGGCCGGCCTCGCTGACATGCGCACGGCGTGCGCAGCTGCCTGCGACATCAAGGCAGGTCTAGCGGGTGCCGAGTGGCTCGGCGGAGAAGGCCGCACCGGTCACCGGCTCTATGATGTGGTGAACGGCATCGCGCTCATTCCGGTCTATGGCACCCTGGTTGATGTCTGCTACTGGGCAGGCTCGCACTATGTGACGGGTTACAACGTGCTGCGCCTGCAGCTTGCCGATGCCTTTGCCGATCCGGAGGTGAAAGGCATCTGCCTCGATGTCGATTCCTATGGCGGTCTCGTTACCGGCCTCTTCGATCTGGCCGACTGGATTGTCGAAGCGAAGGCAGAATATGGAAAGCCGGTCGCGGCCATCCTGTCGGAGCATGCCTATAGCGCGGCCTATGCGCTTGCGTGTACGGCGGACACGATCTCCGTGCCGCGCACGGGTGGGGCAGGGTCCATCGGCGTGATCATGGTGCATTGGGACTATTCCAAGTGGCTCGACAAGGTGGGCGACAAGCCGACGCTGATCTATTCCGGCGCGCACAAGGCGGATGGCAATTCACTTGAACCGCTGCCGGATACGGTGCGGGCAGACTTCCAGAAACAAACGGACGATTACCGGCTTCTCTTCGCCGAGCACGTGGCGCGCGCACGCACCGCGGCGGGCCGCAAGCTCGAAGTGAGCGAGGTGATGGCGACGGAGGCCAAGTGTTTCGACGGTCCTGCCGGCACGGCAGAGGCGGTCAAGCTTGGCCTGGCGGATGCGGTTCTGCCGCCCGCCAAGGCCTTTCAGGCATTTGCGGCGTTTGTTGCCGCAGAGCAAAGCGCGGCATAGGACGCGCGCCAACCAAACGGAGACATTGATGGCGAAAGCAAAAGGAACGGGTGCGCGCGGCGCGCTCGGCCGGTTCAACTTCGCGCATCTGATCGGCGGCGCGCCCAAGCCTGCCGCCGAGGATGCACCGGAAGAGAAGGAAGAAGACGAGCCGGAAGGCACTGAAGACGACGATCCCAAGGGCGAAGGCGAAGAGTCCGAAGGTGAGGGCGAAGATGAGCCCGAAGGCGAAGGTGAAGAAGACGACACCGAGGCCGCTGCCTTTGCGGGTGTGATCTCCAAAGCCGAAGCCCGCGGTGCCGCCAAGGAGCGGGAACGCTGTGCCTCGATCTTCGGCTCCGAGCACGCAGCAGGCCGCATTGGCATGGCTGCCGAGCTGGCCTTCAACACCAGCCTGGACGCGAAAACGGCAATCGGTGTGCTGGCGCAAAGCCCGGCTGAGAAGAAGGGCGGCGGTCTTGCTGCGGCGATGGCCAAACAGAAAAATCCCGCACTGGGCAACGGCGGGACTGGCGGCAAGGACACGCAGTCTGCGGACAGTCGTCTCGTGCAGCGGGCGGCGGAAATGTTCGCCCCCAAGAAAACGGCCTGACCCGGCCGCCATCCGGCGACTGGCTTTTTCAATCCTCAATCTTTGGAGGTAAGCAATGCTTCCTTACATGCGGACGCAAAGTCCGAAAATGCTGGGCCATGTGCTCAAATATGAGATGGCCGCGGCCATGTCCCTCATGACGCTCGATGTGCTGGGCGCCGATGCGGCGGAGCGGAAATACACGGTTGGCGAAGTGCTGGGCCGTGTCCTCTTCGACATCGACAATATCGACATTACGCCGGATGGCGGCAACACCGGAGACGGTGCGCTCGGTGCGCTGACGCTCGGCGCGGCGGCGAAACCTGGCGTTTATGTCGTGACCTGCGTGGCGGCGGCGGCGGATGGCGGCACTTTTGCCGTTGTGGATCCGGATGGTTACCGTCTGCCGGATGCCGAAGTAGGCGATGCCTATGCGCACCCGCAGATCAACTTCACGATTTCGGATGGCGCTGCCGACTGGGTGGTAGGCGACAGTATCTCCGTCACCATTCCCGAAGGGTCCGGCGCTGGTGTGCCGCTCGATCCCGCCGCAGTTGACGGCACGCAGCGTGCGGCCGGGTTCATCACGGAAAACATCACCGTGGGTGCCGCCGCTTCCCAGCGCTCTCAGATCATCCGCCGCGATGCGGTTGCGGCTGCTGACGGCCTTATCTGGCCGGATGGCATTACGGAGGATCAGAAAGCTGCCGCCCTGGCGGAGTTGGCTGCCCTCAACATTCAGGTGCGCACCAGCGGCTGACCCTTTCCAAATCCGTAATTGATCGCGCACGCCGTGCGCGTCATGCAGAGGAGACTTCTCATGTTTGACTTTCAGTTCACGGCGATCGGTCTGACCGGCGCGATCAACGTGATCCCTCCCCAGTGGGGCCGCATCAGCCAGATGGGCCTTTTCGCTGCGAAGCCCTCGCCTTCCACGCTAGTGGAGATCGTTCGGCAAAACGGCCGGCTGGTCATTCTGTCGGCAGAAGAGCGTGGCAGCCGTGCCAACGTTGCCGCAGGCGAGCGGGACGATAATGTGATCGTGAAGATCCCG